CATCCATGTCCGCGAACGGCGACGGCCCCGGCTCGACCTCACGCGCCCCGCCGCCGCCACGCGGAAACACTCCAGACAGCCGCGCCCCGTACTTGTCGGTCGCCTCGGCCACCGCCGCCGCCTTCGTGCCGGCCAGCCGCGCATTCAGTTTGCGTAGCCAGTCCGAACCAGTCAGGTCGGCGCTGGTACAACCCAGCGCCTCCAGCCGCTTGCGCGTGTTTAGCAGCGCCTTCTGCGACAAAAACAGCGTCACTGACCCCTGCGACCCGTCTGCAAACCCGACGGCCACCTCCAGCGCCGGAGTGTTGTTCTGGCCCAACTCCACGGCGCGGACCCCGATGATGGTGACGTTGTACCACGCCTTATCCTGCAAATTCTTACTGATCACCGGCGGCCTCCTTCACCTGCTCAAGCTTCGCGGCGAGCGCCGTCGCGGCGCCCATGCGGGATTCGGTTTCCGTTACTACCTCCTCAATCGGCACCTCGCCTGGCGACAGCACGCTGACGTAGTCGGTGACCTCGGGGCAGTAAAACTTCTGAAGACGCCCCAGCGCTCGCCAGTAGTACATCGATTCGGGATCTTCTAGGTACGTGTCTTTCGTGTGCTTTTTCATGCGCTTGGCGTCTTCTTCAGTGAAGGATGCCTGCGCAGGCTTGTCGCCGTCCATCACTAGCTGTCCACCCTTCGTCAGCCGCAACACGCATCCCTTTGTGTCGCGCTGCGCGAACTGCCAGCCGTAGCCGTGCCGCCGCATGAGCAGCTCGATCACCGTGCCCATCATCGCCGGGACGCCGTTGATAAAATAAATGCCCCGCGCCGCCTGAAACTCAGTCAAGCCAAGGTCTCGACCAAACCGAATACGCATGGCAATATCGGCTGGATCAACCCTTTTCCCTGCCGCCGTGCCGCGAGCGTAGAGCAGTCCGCTCGTAAAATCAGTCTTCATCTGAACGGCGTTCGCGCGCGCCGCGCTGCCGACTTCGCTCGCCGCGATGATGTCGTTCAAAAACAACGATATCTGGCCCGGCTGCTCCTGCGGCACAGGCGCTGGCGTGGCCGCTTGCTGGATCTTCTCTGCTAATGTGCTCATATGTCTCCCTTTCCCCGTCACGCCGGGAACACGCGAAACGGACGCGACGCGCTCGGCTTCAATACCGCGTCGTAAACGTCCGGGAAATACTTCCTCAGCGCAGCGGTGTCTACCCGCTGCGAAACTTGCGGTTTGTACTGCACTCGATACCCCGGCGCCACCCCACCGGGCAGATCGCCGATCATGGCCGCCGCCTCGGCCTTGATCGTTTCCATCGCGGCCTCGGCGTCGTCGCGCACCTCGCGCAGCGCCAGGTACTCTGCGGCCAGACTGCCAAGACCGGGAATAGTCTCCTCGTCGTAGTCAACGTTGACCGCGTCGAGCAATGCGACACCTTGGCACGAATGCCGGTACTCGCACTGATTGCACCGCTTGTCAGAAACTGGCAACCGCTGCGGCTCGCCCTGGCCCTGGACCATGCGCCAGAACATCTTGACCATTTCGCGCACCATATCGAACGCTGCTGCATCAAACGAAGCCTCAAATTTCTGGAACCGCCATTGCGACGGTTCCAGCACTGCCACATCGCCCCACGACCATTTAGCCAGACCCATATACCACTGGATCTGAAGCTGGTACGACAGCGGTAGGCCCTCGCGCATAAACGACCGGAACGCCCGCTCGTTCGCGGTTTTGCACTCCAGCACGCCCGGGCCGCGCTCGTCGCCCATAATCATCCGGTCCATCGCGCCGGCCTCGTGGCTCGCTCCGCGCACCACCTTCTTGCGCCGTACCTTGCGGCCTGTGCGGGTTTCGTATTCTTCCACAATCAGCGGCTCCAGCTTCGTGCCGCGCACGAGGTGCCCGCGGAACGGAACCTCGTAGTCCGGCTGAATGCCGCGCTTCTGGTACCACAACTTACGGGCGCAGCCGTAGGGCGGCGCGTTAACGATGGCGCCGATGTCACTGCCGCCAATGAATTTTGTCCTGTCCATCACATCTCCTTTTAACCCCGCCGCCCGTAAGGACGGCGGGTGCCTGTTTGTTGGGTTTCCACATTCCAATCGTGTTTACGTCTACCGGTTAACCCCCTTTTTGTTGATACCGTCCAGCGGGCGGCTGGTAATGGCGCCAAGCGACCGACCAGCGGAATCCACGCCGCCTCTCGTCCGGGTATACCCTCGTGAGATCTGGCCGGCCACTTCGCGCCACTGGCGCTCCTGCTCAATCTTCGCCGCGCCTAGGGCGATGTAGTGCTCCACCATGGCGCGTGCTGTGTCTTTGCTGTTCATGATGCCCTCCAAGGCAAAAATCGGCCCCCCACCCGTAAAGACAGGCGGTCAGTGTCGTTACAGGAGATGTCCGCTTCGGATCGGACACATTAGGCCCGTCGGCTTCAGTCAGCGCCCGCTAGGCGCTCACCGCGACAGACAAAGCCAAATAAACACGCCGAGTCCCCAGTTGAGGACGAGCGACACGGCCAGCGACACGGCCAAGACGTTTTTGCCGCGCCGCTCGCGGTCGATGCGGTTGCGGAAAACCTCGTATGAGATCATGACTGGTATGCCTCCAGCCACCCCTCTACCAGCAAATAGAGGGCCGCCGACCAGCGCATCACCCAATCACCGTAGTCGGTGACCAGCATCGCGCCGGACGCGACCATGACAATAATGTGCAGTATGGTCAGTGCGGTTTCGAGCCTCATTGGGGCACCGCCTCGTCCAGCATTAGCACATCCACCGGGCGGCTGGTAATGGCGCCAAGCGACCGGCCAGCGGAATCCACGCCGCCGCCCACGTGGCGCAGTAAAACCAACCGCGCATACGCGGTTGGCGACAGCCCCAAGCGGATGGCCCTCTCAACGAGCTTGCCGTGCGCCTCTGGGGTCAACCTTAAAAGCAAACTGCGCGTGGCGACCATTAGGCCACCCCCAGAAGGATTGCAAGGCCGATGCCAGTCGTCACGGGCCGAGTGCCCGATGACGCTTTATCAAAAACCTCCGGAAACAGTGCTCGCACCGGCACTCCGGCGCGGCGCGCCACCTTGAAAGCGATGTCGCGACAGACCGTGCTGCCGGTCGCGTCGAATCGCGCATTGCAGGCAACGCGGAAACGACGCCTTGCGTTTTTTACGTTTTGTTTAGCGTTCATACATAAAAGCTTAGCACACGCTAAATTTTCATGCAAGAAAAATAATCAAAAATGTGTTTGCTACTTCGCTTCGCTCGCAATGGCCTTCAGCATAATGATGATCGGCTCCATAGCCTAATATAGCGCCGTCCACGCATACGCATCTGCAGCGTCCTTTCGGCACACCCGCAGCGTATCAGCAGCGCCCGCGCCGCCCTGCACCATGACGACGTATCCACGCGTGCTGCTGTTGCACGTCGCCTCGCTGCCAGCCGCGAAAATGAGCACGACCGCCTGCACATTTGCCGCCGCCTCCCATGCGGTTCCGTTCCAGCGCACGCCTTGGCCGAGGGTTGCGCTGTTTTGGTTGAGTTGCGAGAGATTGAACTTTACGGCTGGCGTCGGCACGGTGGTCGACCGAATCGCGCGAATGGTCGTTGCGCCCGATGGCACGACCCATGTTTCTTTCCAGCCGGAACCACTGGCCGGCGCAAAGGTCGCGCTGTAGCTCGTCCCGGTCGGCGTGATCTGGTCGTTGGTGTACAGAGTCAACGAGAACGCGCCCGACGTCACCGTGACCGTCTGCGTCCAGCCGGATAGCGTGACCGAGCCGCTATATAGCGGCTGCGCCAGTGCGGGCGAGTTGAGCGACACCGTAACCGTGCCGTTAAAAGTGCCGCCAAATGGCGTGCTGATGGTGTCCGTAATGGTAGCCGTCTGCGCGAAAGCGGCAACGGTGAGTAGAAGAATTAAAAGTAGGTGCTTCATCGTTTGTCCTTGTCGTCTTGCAGTTGCGCCAAAACCTGAGTGAGTTTCCGCGGAATCGGCAAACCTGCCTTTGCCGCGTTCTCGCAGATACTGATCAGTTCTGTTAGGCAAAACCACCCGGCCACGTACGCAGATAGCTCAATCGGCATGGGCTGCACCATCTCCGCCACGCGAATTGAAACCACGAGTAGCAGCGCAATCGCTTTCTTCGTGAACCCCTTTCTCGAGGCGTCGGACGACACCGCGCCATGACTCCATGCCAACAAAAATCCAGTGGCAAAGTCGGCAATCTGAAGAGCGATTAAACCCTTCATGAGCACCGGCATAGATGCGAACACCCCCAGTATCGCGCCGGGCAATCCGGCGGTCATCTTCTTCATGACGGCCGCCGACCAACTGCCTTGGTTATCTGCACCTGAAAACTGGCTAGGTGCTCTAGAGCACTTTTCAGCGCGGCTTCATCGACCACTTCTTTGCCCGTGATCTTCTCGACCGCTTCAACGATGGCCGGCAAAACCATTGAAGCGTAGTGCAGTGCCTTCGTCAGTTTCTCTTGCCCGCTGCCGCCAGCGGCTTCGGCGTTGACCACGCCCGTGTAGACGGTCTGGGCGACCGGCTGGAACTTGGCCGGCACAAACTCCAGCGCCACGGGCGTCACCACGCCGAGGACGCGCTTGATTCGGGACCACATCAGGGCACCTCCACCCAGGCTCGGTTAAACGGCGTGATGCCTTGATACTCGTATTTCGTGCCGTTCACCGTCGCTGTCTGGCCGACCGAGGACCCCGCCGTGCTGAAATCGTACCAGCGTCCCGGCTGGTTCGGGATTGGACCGCCTACGGGGTAGCCGATGGCGTTTATGTCGGTCGGTGCTTTCGGCAGAAAGCTCGATGGCAAAACGTCGGACACGGGTTTATCGGTTCGCTTTAACTCCATGGTCCAGCGAAGTTGCTCGCTGAAATCAAACACAGTTTCCAAGGCCAAAGCTGGCTTCGGCTTGGGTCCCTGCCCATGATGCGCCGCCCAGTTGCGGCAGGCCCCCAGGTACTGCTCGGCGGCAGTCTGGTTGAGATGCGCGGCCATGGCATGGCCCTGCGCAATAAACGCCGTCTTGACCTCTTCAAAAAACATAGCTGATAGCCTCCCTTACTTCCATAACCACAACCCCGACGATCTCTACATCGCCCAGGGTCCATAGCGCGCCCGATGCGTATACCGGGTGGCGGTCAGTGTACTGGACCACCTCCTCTGCCGCCCCGTTTTTCCGGTATCGCAGCGAGACACGAAAACCGCGAATCGTAGCATCGTTTGATTTTACCCAAACCTGCTGCGACCTTCCGAACAACATCGTCGCGCCCGTGGCGCGGGCCAGCGCGTCGTAATCGACGCAGACCACCGACACCCAGCCGGTCGGCGTGGTCCAGCTGCGGCCACACTCAGCGCGCGCCGTAAACGCGGCAGCGCACACGATCAGGCCAATCAAGATCGCGTCGATTAAAAACGTGCGCACGCGCATGCTTAATTCTCCCACGGTGGCCGCATCGGCACCGCCGGCGGATTGCGCTGATTGTCGATATTGTTCAACAGCGCCAGCTCATATTGATCCACCGTAGCCTGGGTCAACAAGCCTACCACCCATCCCTCCACCTGCGACTTCGTCAGGTCGGCAAAAACCGTGTAATCCGCAGGGTTCGGCGGTCTCAACGACACCTGCCCGTACACATCGGCGCTGTACTGCCCGTCCGTAGCTGTGCGCCGCCAGTCTACCGTAACCACCACATCCGTCAACGAGCCTTCGGCTGGTTTAACAGTCAGCGGGTTGAAAATCCAATCGTATGTAATTGCCATGTTTAGTTCCTTGCTTTCACATTATCAATCTCTGTTTTGAGTTCCTTAATGGCGTTGACCAGAAGAGGAATGAGTTCCGTGTACCGAACACCAAGTCTTTCGGGTACGTCAGAGTCAACCGCTTCTGGTAAGACTGACTGAACATCTTGCGCCAGAACGCCTGGGTATACCCTGTTGTTTGGATCAGATTTCCATGAATAAAACACACCGTTCATGCCGTCCAACTTTTCGACGGCTCCCAATATTGGACCAATCACATTCTTGAGCCTCGCGTCAGAGTTTGATGTCCACGATGTTGCGTTCTGCGCCAAGTACACGCCATCGTTTAAGTTTTCGTCAAAGATGTAGAGCCTGTCGGTTGCATAATCGTTCATTTGATACCACTTCACGGTTCCGTTTTCCGCAAACTCTAGAAACGGACTAGCAGAAGCGGAACTAGTATCTATTCTTATCCGTGAGTCGTTGGTGCTAGAGCTTTTTACATGCAGTAAAGTACTCGCACTTGCGGTCCCAATACCTACATTGCCGTTCAAGTCGATACGCATGCGCTCATTCGCACCGTTAGTCAAAAGTCGAATAAAATCTGCGGATTGAATTTCAAACCCAGAAGATGCCCGAATACCGTAATCAGTATTAAATAGATATAACCAATCAGAAGTATTATT